CCTCGCGGTCCCACCATCGCCATTGCTGGCTTTACGGAGATATCATGCTGAAGAATGAAACCCTGTCATCTAACGGTCCCCTTCGGGTGGACCATTACGGGAATCCCCCATCGGGGATCCCCTTTGACAATAGTTACTCGACGAATCGAGTAGCTACTCAGCGGGTTGTGTCAAACGTGAAAACGTCCAACACACCAGCGGGGCAACCCAGGTTGCCTCGCGATCATTCATATGATGTCTTCGTAAGTGAAGTCTCTAATGGTTACAGAAAGATGCATAGTACTAACCTCGTGAACACCCTGTTCTACGAGATGGATTCTGCATCAGGGTATGGTGTGTATCCCTACACACCGTCACCCTCAGTGCCAGCTCATCCCTTCAGCAAGGATGAGGTTCTTGGCATTGCTCTGTCACGCCTCTTGGATTCCCTACGTCAGGGAAACGTTGACGTCGGCTCTTCTGCCGGCGAAGCGTCTAGTGGTGCAGGCGAGTACTTTGACCGCATGGGTGCGGCCAAGGAAAAAGCCTCGAGGAACGTCAAGAGGGGCCTCCAAAAGTGGCCCGTCGACGTTTCTATGCAAGCACAACTAATCCGTTCTTTCAAACGAGGGTCTAACGGCTGGTTCCTCTGGAATTATTGCCTGAAACCCTCTATGGAAGATTTGTACAACGCCCTTAATTTTACCCAGCACCCCCAAATCTTCGTGAAGAAGGGGAGCAAGACTTCGACTTTTATCAAGTCTATCATTAAGGAAGATGACGACCCTCGTTTTGAGGGTATGTACTCTAAGTTGACAAGAGAGGTAATTATTGGGACGCGATTAAAGGCGGCGTTCTCCATTGGAGACAATGCCCTCTACAATCTCCATAGGATGACGACGTTTAATCCAGGCTTGATTGCCTGGAACAGAATGCCGTTATCCTTCGTGGTGGATTGGTTCGCGAACGTAGGTGGTTTTATGGATGACTATGAGACTAGTCTAGCCCTTGGGCTGAACGTTCTCTGGGTCATGCAGACCGACTTCGAGCTCTACTCTACAAGAGTTGAAGCTCGCGGCAGTAACAGTTACATCCGTGACGGTTACCGCACTGAGGTTTTTCAAGACACTACCAGTTTTGATAAACTGGTTCGAGTCAATCGAACCATCGGTTTTACCCTTCCTACACCTAATGCTCTGAACTATTTTGGTCCAGGCATTAGTTCACCTTCCCGCGGTACTACTGCGGGTTTTCTCTTTGCGCAAGCCTTTGGTGGGTGGAAACGCTCCCACGGCCTGTAATCTTCTTAACTCCTTTCTAGGAACTAAAATGCCTCAATTGGCCCCTATCACCGTCAGTGACGGTAAAGTGACTCCTGTCATCCATACTTTCTCCCCATTCTCGATGGATCAATCCATTGGTCTGGCTGTCTGGAAGGACCGCTCGGGTGTCTACCCGGTTGGTTACCCCACCATGACAGCTAAGTTTTCGCAGCCTTCGGCTACGCAAGCTAAGGGTACGCGGACCTACAAGGTTCGCGTTTCCCTGACCCTCCCCTTCACCACTGAAATCTACTCGCCTGGCTCCACTTATGGGGTCCCGGCGGTGATGTACGAGGCGAAGGCGATCGTGGAGTTTCATCTGCCTGAAGCCTCGACGAAGATTGAGCGGAAAGACCTTCGGGTCTTGCTCAACAACGCCTTGGCCCACGCTGACCTTCAAAAGGTCATCGACGACCTGGAAGGTGTTTGGTAAAGCACCCTCCCGATCGCATCCTACCGCCTAGCCCTTAGGGGCTGAGCGGTGGTGATGTCGGCAGATCCGATTCTTCAACGATTCTTCCTTTTTTAAGGTGAATATATGGATTATTCCTCCTGCCCTTTTAATGGGCAAACAGAGTTCGTGGTATCTAGTCTGCTCAGCTCATTGAATACTCCCAGGTCGCTTGCGGCCTGGTTGTTGTACAAGAATGCTGAGTTCGACCAGCTGGTTAACCTCCAGAACCCGGATCCGTTGAATTACACATGTGCGACGGCCTTCTTTTCTGACTACCAAGCAACAGTGCTCTGCCGTAAGGCCGAGTTCTTGCCGCTTGACGTTGATTTGGAGACCGTTGCTCTTCGCAAACTCGAAGCTTGCGAAGAATCTTGTAAAGCGTTCAACCAGAACCTCGAAGCACGTCTAGTCCTTTACGGCGAAAGCCCCGAAGGATGCTCTTTTAGGGCACTCATGGTGAGTGTCCGGAAGATCATTAGGCGTGTTCTCGGTCGGTTTGACGAAGGTCGCTTTCTCGATTCATGTGGATGGGGACCAGGGGCGACGAGCACGATCCCTCGTGTTCGTGCGTCCTTGGTTGATAAGGTCTTAGAGACCAAAGTCAGTGTCTCTTCGAGTGCACTCTCCTATGCGCGAATTGCGCTCGGTAGGGATCTCCATTGGGCTCGCGCCCGTGGAATCCCTGCTGATGGGCCTTTCACTGCTCTGACTTCCGAGTTTGAGATAGTGAAAGGTAATAGGGTCACTTTTGTACCAAAAGACGCTCGCTCGCACCGTGCTATTGCGATTGAACCCACCATGAATCTTTTCCTCCAAAAGGGGATCGGGTCCATGATGAGGGACCGCTTGTTAAAGGCGGGGATTGATCTATCAGATCAATCTATCAATCAGCGATTGGCCCGCAGAGGAAGTTTGGACGGCTCCTTAGCCACCCTAGACCTCTCTTCTGCGTCCGATACAGTGTCGAGAAAGCTCGTGGAGTACCTACTCCCCGAAGATTGGCTCACCGCAATGAACCGCACCCGATGCGCATTCTCCGAAGTCAATGGAGAGATGCGCTGGAACGAGAAATACTCGTCCATGGGCAACGGTTACACGTTCGAGCTGGAAAGCTTGATCTTCTACGCCGTTGGCGTAGCTTGCTGTGAGTTTGTATCTGTCTATGGAGATGATATTGTCTGTGACACGTCCTCATCTCTGGAAATGTGCGATTCGCTCGAGGCCCTAGGCTTTAAGCTAAATAGAGAGAAGTCTTTTCGGACTTCTGACTTCCGCGAAAGTTGCGGTGCACATTACTTTAGAGGTGTAGATGTTAAGCCGATATATATTAAAGGCGATCCTTTCGGGTCGATCGCGAATTATTTCCCTTTCGTTAACGGTTTGCTTCATCGCAGCCGTTTCCGCCGAGACATTTCTAGAAATGTATCGGTTGCGTTTGGGAACGCCTGGAAACGGGCAACCCGCGATTACACTTGGCAATACCTTTCGGTCACAGACGGATACTATTCCGCCCGTGATACAGGTGTCGCACTACCCGTGCTTCACCCGACCATTCAATCCAACTGTTCAAGAACAGAAGACTTTCACAAGTCTGGATGGTTTGGCGTTAAGTTGCCTTGTGTGTCCTACAGAACGCAGCGACTCCTCTCTCACGAGCAGGATGCGTTGTACTCTCTCTCCTTAAGGTTCAGGCCCGAAACTCCCCTTTCTTTGGGGATTACGAGTCCTGTAATGGATGGGCGTCACTCTCGAGTGTTGTCCTACCGTCTGAGAAGACGGATCCATTGGTACGTTGATGACAGTCCTACGAACTACGCCTCGTTCTGAGGTATAGCGTAGGTTCATTGGAGGCCTTCTTGGCTGTAAATGGATTTAAT